AACCTATGTTGACGGCTTAGAGTTACTAGGTCTAAAAATAGAAGAACGTTCTGAGCCATGGGAAGGCGCGTGTGGTGTGTACCATCCGATCCTATCAGAAGCTGTTGTAAAATTCCAAGCTGAAACAATGATGGAAACATTCCCAGCAGCTGGCCCAGTACGAACACAGATTATTGGTATTGACTCACAAGAGAAAAAAGAAGCAGCCACACGCGTTGAAGCGGATATGAACTACCAATTAACGGACGTGATGCAAGAGTATCGCCCTGAACATGAACGTATGCTGTGGGGCCTAGGATTAGCTGGTAACGCCTTTAAGAAAGTGTATTATGATCCATCATTAGGTCGTCAAGTATCTATGTATGTGACAGCCGAAGACGTTGTGATTCCATATGGCGCATCAAGCTTACAACAAGCAGAGCGCATTACACACGTAATGAGAAAAACCGAAAACGAAATCCGCCGTTTACAACACGAAGGATTCTATTTAGACGTTGACTTGGGTTCACCAGTTAATACACTAGATGAAGTTGAAAAGAAAATCGCGGATAAACTAGGCTTCCGCAATACAAACGATAACCGTTATAAGCTGCTTGAGATGCAAGTGGAGTTAGACTTATCAGGTTACGAGCATAAAGACGACGATGGCGAGCCAACAGGTATCGCACTTCCATACATTGTAACTATTGAAAAAGGTACGGGAACGGTATTAGCAATTCGCCGTAACTGGAGACCAGACGATGACTTACAACAAAAACGTCAACACTTTGTCCATTACGGGTATATTCCTGGGTTTGGCTTCTATAATTTTGGTCTTATCCATCTTATTGGTGCCTTTGCTAAGTCTGGCACTTCTCTTATTCGTCAGCTTGTGGATGCGGGCACACTTGCAAATCTTCCTGGCGGGTTTAAAACTCGCGGGCTTCGCGTTAAAGGGGATGATACTCCTATTGCTCCAGGCGAGTTCCGCGATGTAGACGTACCGTCTGGCACGATGCGTGACAACATTATGCCACTACCATACAAAGAACCAAGCCAAGTATTGATGGCATTGTTGGGTACTATCGTTGATGAAGGTCGTAAATTTGCTGGCGCAGCGGAACTACAAATCTCTGACATGTCAGCTAACTCACCAGTTGGTACTACGCTTGCTGTGCTAGAGCGCACATTGAAAATGATGAGTGCAATTCAAGCACGTATTCACTACTCAATGAAACAAGAGTTCCAATTACTTAAAGATATTATCCGCGACTTTACCCCAGCTGAATATGACTATGACCCAGAAGAAGGTGATCGTAAAGCTAAGAAGTCAGATTATGACCAAGTATATGTGTTACCTGTTTCAGACCCTAATGCAGCGACAATGGCGCAAAAAGTTGTTCAATATCAAGCAGCTTTGCAATTAGCACAAACAGCACCACAGTTATATGACTTACCATTATTACATCGTCAAATGTTAGAAGTCTTAGGTATTAAGAACTATCAAAAACTTGTACCGATCTCTGATGACCTTGTACCTACTGACCCAGTAAGTGAGAATCAAAACATTCTTAAAGGTAAACCAGTTAAAGCATTCTTAGCACAAGACCATCAAGCACACGTTATTGTTCACCAATCAATGATGCAAGACCCACATGTGCAGCAACTAATCGGAATGAACCCACAACTTGCACAACAGCTACAGGCTGCAATGACTGCACATATTATGGAGCACTTAGGCTTTGAATATCGTAAGCAAATTGAAACTGCAATGGGTGCAACCTTGCCACCATATATTGATCCAGATGGCGATAACCAAGAACGCGCACAAATTATGCCGCCTGAAATCGAAGCACAAGTGGCTCAGATGGCTGCTAAAGCGTCACAACAATTGTTGGGTCAACATCAACAACAAGCTCAACAAGCGCAGAATGCTCAGACTGCACAGGACCCGCTAATCCAAATGCAACAACAAGAGCTTCAAATTAAACAGCAAGATTTACAACGTAAAGCAACTAAAGACCAATCCGATGCGGCATTTAAAGCACGTCAATTATCAATTGATGAGCAACGCGTTTCAGGTCAACAACGTATCTCTGCAGCACAAATGGCACTTAACCATGCCAACACTGTTGATCAGCTTCATTCCGATCAACACGCTAAAGGCTTCCAAGCCGCGATTGACTTACATAAACACGAGTCAAACATTCAGCATCAGCAAGGTTCAGCCATGAGTGAGCAGGATCATGAACGACAACTCGAAGCAATGAGGCAACGAGTACAAGCACAATTAGCAGCGCAAGCTGCACAACAGAAACCAAAACCACAGAAAGGTGAGTAATGGACAATCATCTAGAATTTCTTTTGCGTGAGTATAAGGACCGAATGGAGATGCTTTCCGAAGCATTGATACGAGGGAATTGCCCCACAATAGAGGAATACAGGTACATATGCGGACAGTTGCGAGGTCTTGAGGCTGCATGTGGAATTATCACAGACCTTCAAAAGCGAATGGAGAACTCGGATGAGTGAACTAAACTTTAACGCGGCACTTGATTTGTCAGCAATGGCAGAGAAAGTCCGAAAAGAAGTACAGGAAGAAGCAGAGATACGAGCGATCGTAGGCGATGCTACAGAAGTAGAAAGAGCGGCACAACTTCCCAAACCAAGTGGGTATCACATTTTATGTGCGATTCCAGAAATTGAAAAAGAAGTTGAAACAGAAAGTGGTTTTAAGTTATTAAAAGCTGAAGAAACAATGCGGACAGAAGAGATTTTAACTACAGTACTTTTTGTAGTTGCGCTTGGTCCAGATTGTTATAAAGATGAAAAACGATTCCCTAGTGGTCCATGGTGTAAAGAAGGGGATTTTGTTTTAATTCGTCCAAATTCAGGTAGCAGACTTGAAATTCATGGTCGTGAATTCCGATTAATTAATGACGATACGGTCGAAGCAGTTGTTGAAGACCCACGCGGTATTAAACGTAAATAGAGGAAACAAAATGGCAAATGCAAAATTTAGTGATGACGGGTATAAATTCCCCGATGAAATAGACGATAAGCAAGTCGATATTGAATTTGATGGCGACGAACTTGACGTTGAAGTTGTTGACGATACACCAGAAGAAGATCGTGGTGTTGAACCGTTAACCCCAGAGATTAAGTCTGAATTAGAAGAAGCCGACGAAGCAGCCGAGTATTCTAAGAATGTAAAGACTAAATTTAAACAATACAAAAAAGCTTGGCATGATGAACGTCGTGCTAAAGAAGCCGCATTGCGTGAGCAGCAAGAAGCACTAGCAATGGCGCAAAAGATTCTTGATGATAACAAGCGACTCAAGACTTTGCTTCATTCAGGCGAAAAAGAATTAATAAACACATATCAAACATCAGCTGAATTAGAGCTTGAAAAAGCTAAACGTAACTACAAAGAAGCGTATGATACAGGTGATTCTGATAAGTTATTAATCGCACAGGAAGAAATGTTAGCTGCATCTTTTAAAGTAGATAAAGCAAAAAATTTCAAACCTACTGTACAAATGGATGAAAATGATGTACAAATACAACATCCAGTGCAGAAGCCTGTTCAGATGGAGCCAAAACTCGCTGAATGGTTATCTGAAAACGAATGGTATGCTGATCCAGAACGATCATACTTGAAAGAGTATGCGAAGAAAGTCCATAATAAACTAGCAAGTCAGTTTGGTGATGGATATGTCGGTACGGATGCATACTATAGAACGATTACTAAAGAAGTAAAAACTAAGTTCGCTGATGAATTTGGCGATACTGAAGTACAAAACGATGAGGACGATAAATCTACTCAACGTACACAAAAACCAAGCACAGTAGTTGCTTCTGCTAAACGCAGTACGTCGACTAAAAAAGTTTTGCTGACTAAGTCAGCACAAGCCATCGCTAGAAAGCTAGGCTTGACGAACGAGCAATATGCTGCTGCACAATCTAAATTGGAGGCTTAAAATGGCTGAAACTAGAACACCCCGTGAAATTCAAACTCGTATTGCTGATGAGCGCCCTAAGCAGTGGCAAGCTCCTGAACTCTTACCAGAGCCAGATAAACAACCAGGATATGAGTACAGATGGATTCGTGTATCAACTTTAAATAACGCAGATGCCCGCAATATCTCGAAATCATTACGAGAAGGCTGGGAAGCGGTAAAAGTTGATGAACAACCGAAATTTCAACTGCTAATCGACCCCAATAGTCGTTTTCAAGACAACATTGAGATCGGTGGATTATTACTCTGCAAAATGCCTAAAGAGTTCTTGCAACAACGTAAAGATTATTATGATCAGATTACGCAACAGCAAACCGAGGCAGTCGATAATAATCTTATGCGTCAAAGCGATAGTCGGATGCCTATCTTCAAAGAAGGTAAATCATCAACGACTAGAGGCTTTGGCAAAGGAAATTAATTTTAATCTAGGAGTATTTTATGGCTTATCCTACCGTTTCAGCGCCTTATGGCTTTAAGCCCGTAAATCTTATTGGTGGTCAGGTATATGCAGGTTCAACACGTAACTTGCCTATTGCTTACAACCAATCAGGTGCTATTTATTACGGCGACCCTGTTACATTGTCTTCAGGCTTTGTAGCAATTCCTACACTTCCAGTGAACTCAACTAATACTATTATTGGTTATTTTGCTGGTTGTTATTACACAAACCCAACTACTAAACAACGTTTGTATTCACAATACTATCCAGGTGGCGTTACATCTGGTGATATTACTGCTATCGTTGTTGATGATCCTGATGTCGTATTGAAAGTTGCTGCAACTACTACAGCTTCTTCTACAACTATCGGTTCATTCTCATTAAACTTAGTTGGTGGTAACGTTGTTGGTGGTACACAAACAGGTTCAGTTGCTAATGGTGACTCAGCTCAAGGTATTGTTGGCTCTTCTGCAGCTGGCGCTACTTCAGCAGGTTTCCGTGTATTGCAATTAGTTCCAGATACACAAATCACTAACAGTGGTACATATGTTTCAGGTACAGGTACAACTACATTGACTGTTTCTGGTTTAATAGTAGGTACATTCTTACCAATTGGTACAGACGTATTTAACGTAATTAACGGTCAACTACAGTACACAGGTTCTACCTTAACTGCAGCTGCAACTGTTACTACAACTGGTAATACTGCATTAACAGTAACAGCTTCAACAGCTACTGTTTCTGGTACCGTTGCTTTAGTTCAAACACCAGAAGCTTTGGTAAAAACGAACTTCGGCGTTCATCGCTATAACTTGGCTTAAGGAGTAATATAATATGGCTATTTCACGCGCACAACTATTGAAAGAGCTACTCCCAGGCTTGAACGCATTGTTCGGTTTGGAGTATGCACGATACGGTGAAGAACATACTGAAATCTACGAAACAGAGACTTCAGAACGTTCATTCGAAGAAGAAACAAAACTATCAGGCTTCTCAGCAGCTCCTGTTAAAAACGAAGGTCAAGCCATCGCTTATGACAATGCTCAAGAAGCTTGGACAGCTCGATACAACCACGAAACTATTGCTTTGGGCTTCAGCTTAACTGAAGAAGCTATCGAAGATAACTTGTATGACTCATTGTCAGCACGTTATACAAAAGCATTAGCTCGTGCTATGGCTTACACTAAACAAGTGAAAGCTGCTGCTGTATTGAACAACGGTTTTAACGCTTCTTACACAGGCGGCGATGGTGCTCCATTGTTCTCAACATCACACACTTTGGTTAACGGTG